ATGATTAGAGGGCTGAATGAACGTAATCTAAATAACTTCATTTACCCTAACGTTGAAGACAGTCTTGATGATGTTCAGAACAAGATAAAATTAGTTATTGATAAGTATGCTCGCATGGTGAACAGGAAAATCGGCTAATGGCTGTAATTGTAAAACTACTCTCTAAGTTTGATGACTCTGGTATCAAGAAGGCACAGCATGGCTTTGGTGGGTTGAAGAAGACTCTTGCTGGTATTGGTATTGGTTTAGGGCTGAAACAGGTTGCTGACACGCTTGTGGAAGCTGCTAAGGCTGCTTCAGCGGATCAGAAGAGCATGCTTTTGCTCAACACTCAGTTGAAGAAGAACGCTAACGCTACCAATAGTCAGATTGCTGCAAACAATAAATTCATAGACACCTTATCTACTCAAGTGGGTATTGTTGATGACGATTTGCGCCCTGCTCAGGCTCGTCTTGCTCGTGCTACAGGTTCGACAGCTAAGTCACAGCAACTTCTAAAACTTGCTCTTGATGCCAGCAAAGTTTCGGGCAAGAGTTTAGATACTGTGGCAACAGCGTTAGCGAAGGCCTACAACGGAAATACGTCATCTCTTATCCGTATGTTCCCTGAATTGAAGAAGTCTAAAAATGCTTTGGCTGATTTGACTAAAGAAGTTGAGGGTGCTGCAGCTCAACAGGCTGACCCTTTTGCAAAGTTCAATGTTGCTATGGATAATCTCAAAGAGAAACTAGGTATGGTGATTTTGCCTTATCTGTCAGATTTTATTGATGAGATGATGAAGCCTGGCGGTGCTATAGATCAGGTTGGCAAGTTCCTTGAAGATGTTTCTAACCCTAAAACTGAGGCAGGGCAAATGTTTCTGCAGGTCAAGGATGCTGTCGCTGAAACTATCAATGGAGTGAAAGAGTTTTTTGCTTTGTTTGGTAATGGTGATGCTATGAAGGGTTTTGGCAATATTGCTTCTAACCTTGTCAAAATGTTGCCTGCTTTGCTCGCATTGAAGGGCATTATGATGCTTGCTTCTGCAGGTAAAGCTATTCAATCTTTAGTTGCAGCAATGACAATTATTCAAGGTAAAAATGCTCTTCCTGGTGGTGGAGTTACTCCTGTTGGTGGTGTTGCTGGTGCTGGTAGCAAAAGTCTTTTAGCTAAGTTGACAGGTGTTCCTGTTGTTGGAACTGTTGCAGCAATTCTTATGACGCCTGGTTCTAGTCGTGTCCCTACTCCTGAAGAGATTGCTGCACGTCAAAACACTGACCCTAAAACAGGTTATGTAAAAGGCTATAAACCGCCTTCTAAGCCTTCTTTTGTTTTGCCTAATGTTCAACAGAAACCTACAAATAACATCACTATCAATGTTCAGAGTGCTGACCCGAAAGCTGTTGTCGATGCTTTAGGTAAATACGCCAAAAATAATGGTGGGTTGCCTACTAACTTATTCCCAGGTATCAGGCCCTAATGCCTTTGCCTTCTTATGTTGTTGAACTACAGTTTGGATCTAGTAGTTATGTTGATGTAACTTCTTACGTCAAATCGGTGAGCATCAATAAGGGTATTTCTCGTCAACTTGATGACTATAGTGCAGGAACACTGTCAGTTACTTTCACTAATAACGATAGAACTTTTGACCCTCTAAACACTTCTTCAATTCTTTGGGATGCAACAAATGGTTATACCATCGTTCAACCTGGTGGCAGGATTAGGGTTACCGCTTCAGGTGTTAGACGTTTCACAGGTTTTGTGCAGACTTGGGATTTCAGTTACGATCAAGCAGGTTTTGATGGGCAAGCTACTGTTACTGCTTTAGATGAAATGTTTAGAGTTTCTAATGCTGTGTTTACAGGTGGCACTCAAACTGTTGTCGAGTCAACGTCAGACAGAATGAAACGTGTTTTTAACTTCAATGGTTTTGGTGCTTCAGAATACGCAAAAATTGAGTCAACTCAAACCCCTGTAGGTGCTGACATCAACAATGCAGGCGATAACGTGCTTAGTTATTTGCAGAACCTTGCTAGAACTGAACCTGGTGATCTATTCAGTAACGCTTCAGCTGTGATGGTGTTCAAAGATAGAAGTTTCACTAACTACACTTGGACTAATTCGACTAGACAAAATCTAATCAAATATCCTGGAACAGCGACAGTTCAAACTAATGGTAGTGATGGTTGGATTTATGGTTATCAGGCTGCAACTGCTATCAGCCCTCTTTATGGTGGCACAGTAAATAAAGCAGAAGTTGTTACAGTAGCTATTGATACTGAAATAACTTATCAAGAAATAGATTTGCTGAAATACAACCCAGATTTGACTTCAGGGACTTCTTACGTTTTTTCAGGCTGGTTCAAGGGTGCTACAGGTGCTGTAACTATTGATGGCGATTTCACTGTTTTAGATGAAAATGGTAGTTATTTAGGTGGCGTTAGTTCTGTAGCAAATATTGGGACTGCATCTTGGACTCAACTGTCTGGCACTGTAACTATCGCTTCTGGGACACCTGCAGGCATTATTTATTCTGTTTATTCAAGTGGGACTACTTCGCCTTTTGGTTTTTATGGTAATGGTTTGCAAGTTGAACGAGGAACTGCTTGGGTCAATTATTTTGACGGAACTTTGAACCCTTACACTACTGACGCAACAAATAGGTATGAGGTGGCTTGGTTAGGTAGCCCTTATGAGTCTTCTTCAGGGTTGTTGATTAGCTCTGCTTCTACTGCTTCTGCCCCTGCTATTTTGACTTTCGCAGATCAGAACAGTCAAGGCGCATCTTATGGTAATGGAACAGGTATTCCTTTCACTGATTTGACTATCGTTTATGGTGGTGAGCAACTCTATAATCAGGTGCAAGTTGTGGCCACTAATGCGACTGCTTTATCTTCTGATACTGCAGGGCAAACAAAGTATGGTTTGAGGGCTTACAGTCAGACAGATAATTTGACTACAAGCGTTACTGCCCCTGCTCGTATTGCTGCAGGTTTGCTAGGTGAGTTTAGGTTGCCTGAGTATCGTGCAGGTGCTATCACTCTTGCTTTAGAAGCTCTAACTTCAGGTCAACAAACACTTGTTTTAGGTTTAGAGATACGAGATGTTATTCGTGTCTGTTTTCAACCTTCAGCGCAGGGCAGTGTTGTAGATAAGTATTATCAAATTCTTGCTATCAACAGCAACACTGATGTTGAACGTGATCATGTCACCTTTACTTTGGCCAGCCTAGATAACCTGCCGATACGCCTAGATTCCACGTTTCTGTCTGTTTTAGATACAGATACTTTAGCCTAGTAAAATAGGAGTTTAGGAGAACAAATGTCTGCAACAAAAACTTGGTCAATAGGTGATGTCTTGACGGCATCAGATCTGAACAGCAACTTCACTAAACTGCCTTTAGCTATGTCAGCTTTCACAGGTTCAGGGCCTTCTACTGCTATTGCTGCAGGAAGTTCTGCCACTGTTGCTATCGCTTTCCCTGCTTCTAGGTTTACTGTTGCCCCTATTGTTTCTTTGTCATCTTCTGGCGCATACATAACACCTGTAGTGAACGCTGTAACTTCTGGCACTGTTACTGTCGCTATGGTCAATAATGGTGCTGTATCTCAGGGTGCTTCTACTATTACTGTTTATGGTGTTGCAGTTCAAATGACTAGCGGAACGGCTGCAGGATAATGGTGACGATGATTAGCTGTAAAACTGAAGGCTGCACTATGGGTGATGAGCAACATACCCCACATCCTGAAGGTATCCCTGTTTGTTGCTGTTTCTGTGGGGCTGTGATGACTGATGACTGAACCTAAACAACCTACAAATCAGGCTTTACTGTTGCAGATTGTTCGTGACATAGAGATTTTGAAGGCAAATAGTATTCAGATCCTTGATGCTAGTCGTGACCATGAGAATCGTATTCGTGACCTTGAAAAGCAGATGAATCGTAACGCATGGATACCTGCAGTTATTACAGCTGTTTTGACTTCGGTCATAGTTTTTTGGATTAGTAAAGGATTAGGTCAATGATAAATCCAGGCACATACAACATCACCGCATATCAGGGCGCAGATTGGGATAGAACTTTTACTATCACACAAGGCGGAACTGCTTTGAACTTGACAGGTTATACATCTCGTATGCAGGTTCGTGAAGCAGCCGATTCAACAGCATACCTTCTAACATCAGGTTCAGGTATTACTTTGGGTGGCACAGCGGGAACTATTGCTGTCGCTATAACTTCAGCACAATCTAGTGCCGTTGATGCAGGATCTTACGCTTATGATCTTGAGATTATTTCGGGTGCAAGTGTTGTGACCAGGCTTCTTGAAGGCGGTTTCACTGTTTCAGGAAACGTGACTAGATGAGCGATGTCATTGTTACAGTCGTTGAATCAAACACTAACGTTACAGTCACAGAGCAAGATGTTGCTGTCGCTATAACAGAAACAAACGTTGACGTATCTGCTTCTAGTGCAGGTATTCAAGGTGCTACAGGTGCTACAGGTGCTGGCTATTCTGGGGTAACTTCAACATCAACTATAACTATCGGTTCAGGGCTAAAAACTTTCACTCTCGTTTCAGGTAATCAGGGTGCTTTCGTTACAGGCATGCGTGTCAGAGCTATCCACAGCGATACACCTACCTATTACATGGAAGGAACAGCAAACTATATTGGTGCAGGGACACTCATTATCACTGTTGACAAGTTCAACGGATCTGGGTCACACAATCTATGGAAGTTTGCTGTTTCAGGTGAAGTAGGGCAAACAGGTTCTTCAGGTGTCGTATCTGTAACATCACCGATAACAAATACAGGCACATCAAGTTCAGCAATCGTAGGTATAGATCAGACTCTACTGAGCATCACTAGAAGTCAGGTCAGTGACTTTACTTCAGGCACAGTAACTTTTGCAACAACATCAGGAACAGCAACATACGCAACAACTTCAGGAACAGCACTTTTTGCAACCTCAAGTACTTTCTCTGGAACAGCCACTTATGCTGCAACAGCAGGTTCAGCAGGAACAGCAGCTAACGCAGGTGCAGCAACAAACGCTTTATATGCAACAACAGCTGGTGATGCTACAACAGCACAAACAGCGGTTTCTTTGTCAGGGACAGTCACACAATCACAAGTCACATCACTCGTAACAGATTTAGCAGGTAAAGCATCATTAGGTGCTGCAAACGCTTTTACTACAGGTGGACACACAATAACAAGTGCTGCAACAGCTGTAAAAGGTTTAGTAATCAAAGGTGCTTCAGGACAGTCAGCAAACCTGTTTGAAGTGCAAACTTCTGATGCTTCTGTCAGAGTGCAATTCAATCAACTAGGTAACGCAACTTTCAATGGTTCACTAACATCAGCTAATAATGCTTTGTTTTACCCTGCATCAACAGCAACAGTTCCCCTAACTATTCAAGGTGCATCAGGCCAAAGCACAGACATTTTTAGAGTTCAAAACTCAGGTTCAACTAACTTATTTAGAGTTGATCAGTTTGGTGGTATTTATTCCACTTTCGCTAACTTCACTTCTGATGCTGCAGCTACTAGACCTCTACTTGTCAAGGGTGCTGCAAGTCAGTCAGCCGATTTACAACAATGGCAGACAAGCTCAGGCGGAACAGCTGCACGAATCAAGTTTGATGGCACACCGACATTTTCTTATGGAACATTCTTTGGTCAGCAAACTCTTTCTGCCGATGGTGATGCTGTAAAACCTCTTGTTATTAGACAATTTTCAGGAACTCATTCAGCTAACTTGACTGAATGGCAGAACTCAACAGGATCAGGTGCTTTGGCATGGGTAAACAATACAGGCATCATTTTTGGCGCTCAAGTTAGGACTACATCTTCCCTTGCTTTATTGACTGAAGCATCATCAGGCGGAGCAATCACACTTGCAAGGCCTACAGCTGCATTTTCTAATCC